GTCAGCCGCGCCCTTGGTGGCGCGCGTACTGCGTGGCGCCATTCACACCGGCGCCGACGGGCGTGTCAGGCACGTGGCTTCTGCGCCGCTGGCGCTTTTGCCCGTGCCCACTCGCGTGCCGCTTGGGCAGGCCGGGCGTTTCCCGGCGCGTGGTGTGTATGGCGCGCTGGCAGCCGCCTACGGCATTCCCGCACGTGAGGCGCGCAGTGTCGCGTACCGCGAGGGCGCTTTTGCACCGCCCGCGCCTGCGTTTGAGCACTGCGTCCCGCTTGAGGCGGATGGGCGCGCCGTCGTGCCCGTGGACTGGTACCGCGTCAGTGTCGGCAGTGGCGGCGATGCCCACACGTACACGTACCCGTTCTCCAAACCTACCACGCCATTGTGCAATTTCGGGGGCGTGTGGGCCAGCGCGGACGGGTTTGTGTTTCCGTTTGCCAGCTATTTGGACCCGCGCGTGCTGCGGTACGCACCAGTGCGCCCGTCGCTCGTGGTGGCAAAGAACGTGTACACGCAGCGCGCTGTCATTGGTGCGCTTGACCGCATTGACGCGGGCTACGACGGCCCCGGGTCACTGGACATTGAGTTCCGCGACTGGGTGCCTCTGCGCGCCTTGTTGTTGCCCGGCTACGACCCGCAGCTCGTGCCTTACTCACAACCATTGCCGCAGTCCGTGTGGTGTGCTGCCGTGTGTGGCGTCCCCCTGTACGGTGGCCGCCCACCCGATGGCGACGCCGGCGGCTTGGCAGCCACACGTTTGCCCAAGTGGGCCGCGTGGTTGCGCGATGCTGCCCTAGCGGAGGACGTGGAGTGTGACGGTAGCGGCGCTTCCATTGTCGCTTTCGCGTCCCTCGCGGTCGTGCGCGCTGCGTACGTGCTCTTTGTGGCGCGTGCGGCGTCTAGCGACCGCGCCGGCGTGTGCACACCTGCGCAGTACGACCGGTGCGTGCGTGACGCGCGGCGCAGCGTGCGCGCCGGGCCCGACCCCCTCGCCACTGCCGTGGCCGTGCAAGTCATGGCTTCCAAGTACGCGCAGCGCGTCCGCCTCGGGCGCGGGCGCGCGACCCCGCGCGACATTGCTTCCACGCGGCGCGCGCGCGCTTGTGCCGACCACGGCCCTGACCCGGCCAGTGCGTACGGTTCCACAGGCGGCATCGACGCGCACTCTGGCGGCGACAACGGGTTTGCGTTTCCCCCCGCGCTCGAGCCGGCTGCGCTGCTGGCTGCGTTCATGGAGTACGTGCGTTCAGCCACCGCATGTGTTCCGGCCGTGCTGAACGCCGCCATCGAGTACGTCGGTTCCCGCTTCACGGCAGCGTTTGCGCCTTTGTTCGGCGGCGAGGCCTGGCGCGCGCTCGCGTCCTTCGTGCTTGTGCACCCACTGTCCGTGTTGCGCGTCATGCGCTTGGTCGTGCGGCGCGACGTGCGCTACGTCGGCGCTGATGATGGTGGCGCCCTTCCTGGACTGTTGTTCTTCCGAGTCGAGTCGGACCTCTACTCCTTGTCTGTGGACCGTGACGGCAACGTTGCGGCCCACGGCGGTGGCCCGCTCATGAGTGTCGTAGCGTTTGTCGACGCATTGCACGGTGCCGAGTACGTTCACACCGATGCAAGCGTGCGTGAGGAGGCCGCTATGTGGTACGGCACCAGCTACGGCCTCGGGCGCCCGCCCGCACGCATGGTGCACGCGCTGGTGCCTGAGAGGTACGGCGGTGGCCTGTGTGAGTCGGTGGCGCACGGTGCCACCATGGCCACCGTGAACATGTTGCTGACTTTGCTGCGGCACTTACAGGCGTTGTGGCCTGCCATTTCGGCTGTGTTGCGCGCGCCGCTTGTCGCACTCGGGTTCGTTGAGCCCGGGTCGGACGCGTCATGGGTTGCTTCTGTGGAGGATTACCTCGTGGCCGGTGCCCGTGCGTGCAATGACCCTTCCGCTTCCGCTGCAGTGTTGTATGGCTGCGTGCGCACCGGCTTTAAGTTGATGGGCGCCCCCGGCCACGAGCGCGACCACCGCATGCAGGCGGTCGTACGGTTGACATGTGACTTGGCGCGCGTCGCTGGCCGGCGTGCCTCGGAAGAGCGCGTGCAGAGTCGCCCGCAGCCGGTTGTCGTGCTGCTTATTGGCCCGCCTGGCTGTGGCAAGAGCACCATGGCCAACATGCTGTGTCTGGGCCAAACCGGCTCCGAGCCGTGGATGTGGAATAGCGCGTCGGCGTACGACGACGGTTACACAGGCCAGCAGAGCGTCGTGCTTAATGAGTATTTCGCCCGTACTGACCTGGAGACCGTGACAGAGCGCGCGTCCAAGTTCCTGGGCTGGACCGGCGGTGAGCCTGCCATCATGGTGAAGGCGGCCTTGGAGGACAAAGGCATGTACTTCCAGGCCGACTTCATCGTGGTCACGGCTAACAATGCCGTGAACACCGGGTTTTTGGCGTGCCCTGAGGCGTTTAAGCGCCGTGTGAGTTTTGTGGTGTACGTGTCAGGCGCGGCTGCGGACACTAACCACGTGTACGTCGTCCGCGCCGACGCTGCGCTCTCCACCGTGAGTCCGCCGCCTGTGGGGTGGGGGCCGTCCGCCGCCATCGACGCGTTTCGCTCAGGCGTGCCGTTTAACTACAGCGGCGTGTCTGAAGCCTCGCGCATGCCCACCGGCGTGTTCATGAGCTGGCTTCGCAACAGTCGCGCGAAAGCGGCGCGGCGCTACGCCGAGATCAGCGCCCGCGTCGTGGCCGAGGTGGACTACGTGGAGGCCAACTCTTTGGTCGACACGTATTTGCACGCTATGGGCTTCGGCGTTCCGGCGGTGCTTGTTGCCGCCGCTGTGGCTCCTGACCGCGTGCACTCGGCCGCCTTTGCGTTGATGCGCGCCGTGAGCTCTGTCACGCCTGAGTGCGTTTCGGCCGTCGTGCGGCCCTGGCTGGCAGCTGCCACGCATGGCGCCGCCATGGCGTATTTGAAGTACTGCATCCGCGAGGTGCAGGAGGCACTCGTGGGTGTGTTCAGCGCCGGGTTGTCGCGCCTTTATGGTGCGTGCCTCCGGTGCCGTGACGCGCTTTACGCGTGCTTCGACGTGTACGGGGCTGCCGCGCTGAGCGCCGGTGCCGGTGCGGCGTTTGCCACGCTGGTTTCTGTCGGCTGGACCTGGTATTGCGCACGTTTGGCACTGACGGCGTACTCTGATGTGCAGCGCCCGCGGGCGCGCCCCGCTGTGGTGCGCGTCGAGCCTCCGGTGGTGCGTGCGCATTCGCAGTCGCTCCCGGCGTATATGGGCGCGCTACGGGTCTCCCGTGGCGTTGTGTCCTTCAACGCCGGCTTCGGCTCCTCCACTGGGTGCTTGCTCACCCCCACCGCGTTGCTGACCGCGGCCCACGCCGTGACTGGGGTGGACACTTCGGCTAGCGAGGCCCGCATCGTGCTGCCCGGCTCCGACGAGCCCATCACGTGCGGTGTCGCGCGCGTGGCGCAGTTGGAGCGTAGTGACCTGGCCCTCGTGACGCTTGACGCGCCTGTGCCTGGGTTTGCCAACATCATGCGCGGCGTGTCCGGCGACGCTGGCGAAGCGTTTTTGGGCTCCGCTGGCTATGTGGTGCACACGCGCCGCGGCGTCGTCCCCTTGGTCCGCGCACCTCCCGTGCACGGTTTGCGCTACACAGACGCGTCCGGTGTGGCGCGCACTGTGGAGCACGCGCTGTGTTACAGCGCGGGCTCCGGGGCCGTGCGCCCCGGTGACAGTGGCGCCCCTATCACGTCCAACGGCGTGCTGGTTGGCATCCACACGGCCGGCAGCTCCGCCGGTGATAAGGCGTACGGGGCATATGTCACTGCTGCCATCCTGGAGGCGCTTGCTTCAGCCGACACGTCTGCCGTGCCACACAGCTTGCCTGTCGTGTACCCTGGGCCTGCTAGCATGCCAGTGGCTGGCGCGCTGAGCATGTGGAACACGCCGTGGGTGCTGTCTGAGTACCGCACCCGCTTTGAGCTCGTCTCACGCTTTGTGTGTGTCGCCGACGCATGCGATGTCTCACCGGGCGACTGGGCGCTAATGAAGGCGCCGCGGGCGTGCGGCGTGTCCTTGGGACGCACCGAGGCGCTCGCCGCGTTTAAGGTGCAGCTCAACGCTGTGGCGCCGTGGCGCCCGGGTGAATGCGAGTTTGCTGCTGGGTTCTTGAGCGTCGGCGCTAATTTGGGCGCTGAGCCTAGTGTGCCGTATGGCGACCTTGTCGCGGCAGCTGAGTCTATGGCGCGCAGTGCCAGTGCAGGGCTGCCGTACACTGCGCTTGGCTGCCAGACACGTGGCCGAGCGTGGGACTTGCACCGCGACCGCATATTGAAAGAGGCCGGCGAGTGCGCCCGCGCGTTGTTTGCGCGTGGTGCGCACGCCGGCCCGCCGTGTGTGGGTATGCAGAAGGACGAGCTTGGCCCGGCCGGTAAGCGTGCCCGCGTGCTCATTGCTCCCCCCATGGCCACGTGCATAGTGCACCGCGCCTACTTGGACCCTATAACGACGGCGTGCTACAACGGCATTTCATCTCTCGGCTTCAACGTCCTTGGGTCTGACTGGGTGTCCATGCGCGTACGGTTTAACAACCACGCACCTGGCTACCGCCCCGTCGGCTCCGACGCCACGGCGTGTGACGCCAGCTTGTCCCCAGCTTATTCCCACATGATAGCCGACGTGTGGGACATTTTGTTTCCGAAGCTGCGCGACGCTCTTGACCGCGAGTTTGGCAGCCCCACCCCTTTTCACAATTATTTTGATGCCCTGCTGACCATGCCCGTTGTCATCAACGGCTTCGTGGCTGAGCGCCGCACGGGCAACGCTTCCGGGCAGAGCCTCACCACTGAGGTCAACACTTTTGCCACTGCCATTCCGCTGGCGCGAGCGGCGTACGAAGCCTATGCCCGTGAGCCGAGCGGAGATTGGTTTGCCCGCGGCGTGTCCGCGCGCGTCGACCCCGGTGGCATGTTTTCCACTATCATGGTCTACGGCGACGACATGAATTGCTTGTTGCGCAACGACGTGCCGTTTGACGCGTTAGCGGAGTCCGCGGCGCGGTGTGGCCAGCGCTGGGCTGTGGAGCATGACGGCGGCTCGCCCCCCTACGAGCTTCCGTGGCTCGGCCGTGTGGGGGACGACGCTCGCTTGCCGCGTGGCACCATATTGAACATGGTGTTTTGGGGCAAGCGCGGCGACCATGGTTCTGTGTACAACGACCGCGTCCGCGCCGCCTTGAATGAGGCCGCGCGTTACGACACCGCTGAGTTACACGCCGTGGTGTGGCGCATCGCCCATGCCGTTGCGGCGCGTTACCGCTTCGTGTTGGCGTGCGACGTCGGGTTGGACCTGACGTATCCCACGCTCCGCGCACTTGTGCTTCACCGCGCTGCACATGACCACGGCCCTTGTGCCGACCCCCGCTCTTACGAGGGCATTGACGTGAGCGTGCACGACCTCGCCTCCCCATGGGATGGCGGGCCCGTGTGCGCCCATGTTTCCACGGCGCACCAGCTTGCTGGTGCGACGTGATCGCATTAGGTATGCGAGG